TAACCCGGCAGGGATCATCGCCGAGCTGAAAATCGCTGAAACGACAGCGGGTAATGATTTACTCGTGGAAGCCGCTGAGGGCCTACGCGATGGGATCTCAGTTGGAGCGAACATTATCGAACACACAATCCGAAACGGCCAAATCGTCGTATCGGCCGCCGAACTTGTCGAGATTAGCCTAGTGACTAATCCGGCTTTTGACGCAGCCCGCGTCACTCAAGTCGCAGCATCCGAACCGGATGAAGCTACTGGGGAAATCCAAACAGTCGAGGAGACTGAAATGACCGAACAACCAATCGAAATAATCGAGGACGTTGAATCAGTTGAGGCATCAAAAGTCGAAGCCTCGGCGACTCATAGCCCGATTATGACAGCACCTCGTCAGCTGCCAAACGTAACAGCCGGCGAATTTGCTCACAAGCTAGTCCTAGCACAACGCGGAAACCGTGACGCACAAAGTTTCGTTACAGCTGCCGGCGAAGCCACAACAACAGACAACGAGGGCCTAATTCCGGTACCTTACTTGCGCGATGTAATTGGCGTTATCGACGGTCGTCGTCCGTTTATTGATTCAATCGAACGCCGCGTATTGCCGGCCGCCGGTATGTCTTTCAAATTGCCGCGCTGGGTAACTATGCCATCAGTTGCCGAAACTGATGAACTAGCTACACCAAGCGACACAATGACAGACATCGACAGCCTAAACGTAGATATCGTGAAATTCGCTGGCCAACAGCGCGTATCGGTCGAACTTTTGGAAAGATCCGATCCGGCTTACCTAGACGAATTACTACGCGCGCTATCTGCTAAATACGCTCAGGCGACTGATGCTTATGCTTACGCACAAGCTCTATCAGGTGCAGGCACTTCAACAGGCGCGGACCTATACGCAGGTATCGCAAAAGGTATCAGCGACTCCGGTGCAGTAATGCGTCAGGATCCTGATCGTTTCCTAGCTGATTCAGGCAATTTCGCGTCAATCTTGCAAGAGACTGACTCAACTGGCCGTCCGCTATTCGCAGCAATCAATCCAATGAACGCAACCGGCACAGTATCCGGCTCTCGTGGATCTGTTGCGGGTCTGCCGCTCTATGTGGACTATAACGTAAACACCGGCACAGGTGTCGAAGGTGTCGTCTATAACTCAATGGGTGCAGCGTTTTACGAATCAGGCACAGCTCAAGTCCGTGTAAATGTAATCGACACAATGACCGTGGAAATCGCAGTTTACGGATTCGTAGCTCTAGCCAATAAATATCCAACAGCTTTCCGGAATATCACCGTTAGCTAATTGGTCAAGTAGTGGCCGGGGGACTTTTGGTCCTGAGAGTCCTCCGGCTACGCCTTACAAGGAGATAAACAAATGGCATTAGTAACAGTTGAGGAGCTCGCTCTCGTACTTGGTACGGGCGATCTTTACACGGCTGAACTAGAGGAAGTTATCGAGGCGACCGATAACGTAATTTTGCCATTATTAAAACTCCATCGCGCATCAGTTATCGCCGTGAATCTAAAATCTAATGTCGCGACTTATTTCACTCAGACAGCTCATCGCTACGTCGTGGGACAATCTGTCATCATCGACAAAATCTCAGCGACTTTCAACGGTACAAAAACAATCGCCTCCGTACCGACTCCAAAAACTTTTACAGTCGCGATCACCGCGGCAGATGTAACACAATTCAACGTCATCCCATCGGGAGGCGTATTACTAAATGGTCAGGCTACTTACTACGAAACCGGATATCCGGAAGTTAAAGAGGCCGCGATTATGGTTTGCGTCGATATGTGGAACGCACGTCAATCAGCCTATGGCCAAGCTCAGGGAATCGATTTTCAGCCTGGACCTTACAAAATGGGACGCTCAGTATATAACCGCGTCGCAGGACTTTTATCAGCACACCGCGATCCGCTAGGTATGATCGGCTAATGGGAAAAATAACCGATGCTCGCGTAGCTCTTAAAGAGGCTCTCGAATCAGCCGGATGGATCGTTTACGGATACCCGGCTGAAAATATGTCCACGCCTTGCGTCGTACTCGTACCGGCTGGACCTTATGTAGATATTAAAACGATAAGCGACGATCCAAAATTGGGTATCTCTTTCAATATAACTTTATGCGTGGCAGCTAACGACAATCAAGCCGCGCTGATAAATCTCGAAAACCTCATCGAGTCTATTATTCCGCTATTACCTCGCGGATCGGTCGGAGCGAATTTCACTCAGCCGAAAATCACACAAGTCGGACCGTCCGATTTGCTGACAACCGATATCCAAGTGGATATCGCGCTAATTTAAGGAAGCATTATGGCTCTTGAATATGTAACCGGGCGGGATCTCAGCTTGACGATCAACTCCGTCACCTATAACGACGTAGCTGCATCAGTTGTTTTATCGACTGAAACAAATCAGCAAGTCCTCGAAGTATTGTCAGGCCGTGCCTACAAGACAATCGATCAGACAGCTACACTAACCGTCGAACTTTATCAAGACTGGGGCTCAACAACACCGGCCTCCGTATGTGAAGCTCTATGGACAGCCACTAGCAGCGCACCGGATACCGGTATCCAGTTTTCGTTCGATTCAAATGGAGCCGTTTTTACCGGTGAAGTGATGCCAATGTACCCGGACTCAGGTGGAGCAGCTACCGACGCTCTAACCGTGACCGTGGAGCTAATGGTCGTCGATGGCAACGTACTACTAAACGACTAAAACAAAAGGAATCAGGACTATGAAACTAAAACTCAAAATCGAACATCAGGACCAAGGCGAATTGGAGCTCGTCACCCGTCCCGCGGATATGATGAAATGGGAACGCCTAAGCGGGCGTAAACTCACCGATCTAGCCGTGAAAAAGGGTGACGAGATCCAAGTCTCTATCGGTATTGAGGATCTGATGATTATGGCGTACGCCGTAATTTCAAGATCTGCTCAGACTGATAAAAAGTTTGAAGCCTGGGCCGATGGCCTGGACTTAATCGAGCTGATGGAGATCGATGAAGTAAACCCGCCTCAGTCGGGAGCTTAAGCCGCACCTATGCGGAATTAGCTCTCGACGGAGTAATAAGGCTCGACATTGAGGATATTGACTGGGAACTCTTGGCCACTATCCAAAATATAAGACTCGAAAGGTCTAAAAGGAAATAAAATGGCTGCACCGAGCAGATCGTACAATTACCGAAAAGGTGTTGCCGTCGATCTGGATAAAGATGAGATGACCTCAATTTTATTTGGCCTAAGTAATTTCCCGAAAGTGGCATCGCGAGAGATGCGCCGTCGAGCTGAGGAAATAGCCGATCAAATAATGGTCCCGGCAATTAAAACCGCGATCAGTCGCAAGGCTGGCAATTATGCGCCGAAACTAAATCAATCGGTCAGAGCTAGTCACGATCGAATCCCTAAAGTGGTCGTCGGTCAAGGTCCTAGAGGTCCGAGATTTAGCGGCGGAGCTGCTACCTGGCAAATCCGATACGGCACAATCGTCGGAGGGTATATTACCGCACGAGGCGGAGCTCGAGCAGGCCGCTATCAATTTTGGGCAGATTCGACTCAGCGTAAATGGACCGATGATGCTTATAACGAATATAACGGCCCGACGTTTAATGCTTGGACCGATGAAGCTGAAAAGATTATCACGGCTTGGAATAGAGGAGTGGATTACTAATGGCAGCGACAGGCTTAGGCCGCTCTCTTACAATACTTTTACAGGCTGACACAAGTCGCCTCGGTAATGACTTGATGAGTGCTCAATCGAGCCTCGCAAAATTTGGCGCAAAAGTTGAGACATATTCACGTCAAGCGACTATCGCTTTAGGTGCCGTCGGAGTTGCCGCGTATTCCGTGGTCAATTCAGCCTCGGATCTCAATGAATCAGTATCAAAAACCGGTGTAATATTTGGCGAAAGTGCCGGCGATATCGAAAGATTCGCGGACACGGCAGCAAAAGAGCTCGGACTATCTAAGAGAGCAGCTTTAGACGCAGCGTCCGGATTTGCCATCCTGGGTCAAGGTGCTGGATTAACTGGCAAGGATCTGACCAATTTTTCAACTGACTTGACTGGACTTGCGTCAGATTTAGCCTCTTTTAATAACACCTCAACCGATGAAGCGATCACAGCTTTAGCAGCTGGCCTAAGAGGCGAATCTGAACCGCTCCGACG